GTGGCGGATTCGACCTCGGAACCAATGAGGGAAACACAGTCAGTCCCGAGGTCTAGCGCGAAGAGGGTGATTTCTTCGGGCGATTTATGGTTTCGGCAAGGCTCGCCAGGCTGCTTCAAATGCTTCGGGGCTTTCCCATTCGTTAGAGATTTCGGCATGGAGCCAGACACCGCCTGGGGTTCCGGCATTGTCTTTTGAGGTAAACAATTTGACGCCTTTTTGCCCTGGGCCACGACTGCAGCGATACCCACGACCCCAAGCGGTTTTGTCTGATTCGGGTTGTGCAGGGTTGCGGAAGGCGTAGTCATGCAATTCGCATAGAAGGAGCGCTTCGGAGTTTTCGATGAGCCATGTCCATGCTTCTTTTGCAGCTGCTCTTCCTGCTCGAGTTGCGGGATAACCCATATCGACGGCATAGCCACTGGCATGAACACTTAGGTTCTTTGACCCCCGCATCGGGCGGTTGACGTACATTCCTAGATTCGTGAATGCCCAACGCCGTTGACATAGATCAAAGAATTTCTTTGTGATTGGCGAGGTGGCTTTGCCGTCCCAAGAAGGGTAGAAGGGATATTTGCGAGCGGTCATGGTGCAGGCGGGTCTTTCGGACGATCCTTGAGGCCGTTACCTGCGAGCACCCCGAGAAGCCCGCCAGTTAACGTCGCAAGCATTGGCGACAAGACTGACCATGCAGCATCGTCGTTAGGCGAAACCTCGAGCGGTTGAGTCACAAACAGTAAGCCGTAAAGAAGTGAGATGATTGACAGAACAAAGGCAAGCGTCAAGCCGATGGCTACGACAAAGATAAGTCGTGCTTTGATTTCTTCGTTTGTATGTCTGTTGTCTGGTTTCATGTGCATTTCCCTCCAGTGCCGTAGGCAGGTGCAATTGTTGTTGAGATTGTTTCGGTTACGCCTCGTAGCGCTTTGTTTTTTGTTGGTGGGCAGTTAAGGCGTTCACGGTCTGCGCAAGCAGTAAGCGACCCCAAAAAGACCAATAGAATCAGGCTTTTACGCATTTATGCGCTGATTTCTACAAGTAACAATGACGAAACAGAAGCGTTGAAGTTTGTTTGGCAAGTGCCAGTGGTGCGGTTGGCTGCGTAAACTGTGTATGTGGTTGCTGATGTTGTTGCAGGGCTATCCATATAGAACGCATCAAATTGTCCGTGTTGGCGTTGGGTGTCATCTGTGCGTAAAAAGTCTTGGCCAAGTTGCGCAATGCTTGAAGCGCCTTTCCACAGTTGAAAGTTAAGACCATTGCCTGCTGCGTCTGTTGCTTTATAACAATCCGCAACATTGACAAACACAAGGATTTTGTTTGTTGTTGCTTGTGGCGTAATAGTAGCGCTTAATCCCGTGCTGACATAAGCAGTAGTTGGCACCGAAACAGTTGCAGTGTTTGTGTCTGAAATGACCTGCAAAACACGGAACGCGCCCCTAAGGTCATTTTGTTGGGCTGCGGTGAGGATAGCCCCACTGACAAAGGATGCTGGAAGGTTGGTTGGTGTTGCCATGTTGTGTCTCCTTTAGAAACTGAGAAGGTTGTTGTTGAGCGTTCCGAAGATTGCATCGTCAAAAGTTAAGTATTGGTTGCCGTCCGTACTCTCAAAAGTGTACGAAACAATGTGAGACCCTGGAACAATTCTGTGTTCAATTCCTGAAGTGATCAGAGTCTGCGATTCTGTGAGTGGGGTTCCGGTGTTGTAATCCTTTTGGACTGTCACGATTGACGTCAAGTCAATGGCAAAGATGGTTAACCATTGGGCAGGTGTCAACGCTGCAAGTTCGCATGAGATGCCTGTGAAACGGACAACGGGGTTGCGGTATTTGCCGAGAAGGTACGCGCCGAGACCGTTGACTTCTGTTGTCGTTGAATTGAGCAGCTGCAAAAGTTGATACGTCTGAGACTGATACAGAGCAATCGAGGTTGGGTCGGTGTTGGTCTGGACGGCTCCGGCGGGACTCTGTGTTGAAATGTTGTTGTACAAGAGTTCCGACCCGTACTGGTTGACGAGAGTCATGTACGGAATGCCTGTGCCGTCTGTCGTGAACGAAGCGCCCGCAACAGGGTTCAGAACACTTGACCTGCCCTTGAAGGTTAGGGTTCCATCGGCTGCCGTGAAGAGGTACCCCTGTTCGGAGGTGTTGACTTGCTGAAGGTACGAAAGACAGTTCGTGTCCTGAGTAACCGCGTAAGCGCCCAAAGTCGAGGTTCCGGTACCAATAGACCTTCCGCCCTGATAGGCGATTTCTGGGCGGTCTAGAACGGCTGTGACACGGGCTGACGATGACTCTGCGGACGGGGTGAAGGCGTTGAGTTGCTGATTCGCCAGGGTGCCGAACGCGTCAACGCATCGCGCAACCATTCGACCCTGATTGGCGTTCTGATAGTCAAGGTTCCAGTCCTCAACGAAGCCCGTGTAGATGGGGGTGCCGTTGGCGTAGATGATGATGGGCGAACGAGGCAACACGAACGGGTAGTAGATTGAGGCCGTGTTGAGCGGGTCAAGGATTCTGGAGTTGTTGTTGAATACGACTTGTGCGGTGCCTGCGTTGAACTGGTCAAGTTGGCGGTTGCGTCCGCGCCTGATGTTGACTGACAAGACGATTGAGGTCAGGTCGGCGTAGGCGAGACCGCCGAGGGTGCCTGTGTCAAGTAATCCGAAGACGGCGTCGTTGAGTTGGAATGGCTGACCGAATCCTGTTGTTGTTTGGAACCCGACGAGGACTTGATATGTAGGGACGGTCACAGTGTTGCTGCCGGTGCGAAGACAACGCCTGAGTCGCGTTGCGCTGCCAATATTGCGTCGATGATGTCCTGACCGATGGTTGCGGGCGATGAGACAAGTCCTGCGTCGAGGTTGATTGTGATGTTGTCAAATGGGCCGATACCGCCAATGCCTGCGGTTCCGAATCCTCCTGCGTTTCCTGAGGTGTTGTCGAAGGCGGGTGCTGCGGTGTTCTGGACTTTGCCTGGCGCTGATGGTGCAACTGCGGGCGGTGCTGCGAAGACTTCGGGGTTGGCTTCAATGATTGTTTTCTGTGATTCTTCAAAGGCTCGAGCACTTGTGATCCCTCCGCTGCTGCCCCCGCCACCACCGATTTTCGGCATAGCAAAACTTTTGCCTCCAAGCAAAGGAACCCAATCGGGAATTGTAAAAGCCAATTTGCCGACGGTGTTGTTCCAGACTGCAGCGATTGCTTCAAAGACAAATGTTGCTGCGCCTAATAGACCTTTGAACAACGGGATTGTGACGTTAGATATCCAGAATCGAAACGCGCCAAACACGGCGTCAACAATGGTGCGGAATGTTTCAAATTTCTTGTAGGCAATAACTGCAGCTGCTGCGACAAGTCCGATGCCGATTGCGATTGCGCTGATTGGGTTAAGGCTCATTGCGATGTTGATTGCGACAATGGCGGTTGCGATACCGGCAAGGGCGACTGCAATGACGGTAAAGAATTCTGGGTTGTCTTGCGCCCATGTTGCGAGGTTCTGGAGGAACGGCAGAACTGCTTCAACGGCGGGCATGAGAGATGCACCGATTGACTCTTTTGTTTCGTCGAGGGCAACTTTCATCCTGGCGAATTTGCCTGCGGTAGTTTCGGCTGCTTCGGATGCTGCACCACCGAAAGTCTCAGACATTGCTGCCATCACTTCATCGAGGGATGCGCCGTCTTTAATCATCTGACGAAGTTCAGGCGACAGTTTTGCTAGCGCAGTGAAATTTCCGCCGTAAGCCTTTTCGAGACTTTTTGTGACTGTCTCAAGGCTCAATCCTTTGGCACTGGAGATGTCCATAGCAGCCGATGCCAGTTCCTGCGCCTTTGTGATGTCGCCAGTAGCGCGGACAAGACCGCCAAGTGCCGGACGAAGTTCGTCATCGGTGACTCCAAGCAGTTTGCCCTGGACGGCTATCCAGTCTTCGTTGGCAGTTATTTGTGCGTCGGTTGCGCCTGTGGTGCGTCGAATCTGTTCAGCAAGTTTGTCCTGCGCGGCTGCGTCCTCGATTGCGCCCTTGACTGCTGATCCGAGGGCAGCGGTCAGACCTGCAAGTGCAGCAGCTGCGGGAACGGCTGCTTTCTTGATTGCAAACTGTGCCTTCTCCCCGTTGGTCTCAAGGTTCTTGAATTC